TCTTTTGCATAGGTAGGGCATTCATCAGAAATAGGTCCCGCCGCATGGGCAGAATTCAACATGATGAGAACCACTGCGAGCAGCACTGGAGGTAATGCAAAAATAGAACGGTAAAACACAGGGCTCTCCTTACTTTCCACCGCCTTGAATCGTAAAATATCCTTTCCCAGCCATGTCTGAAACCGGCCTGGACTCGTGAATTGTCACAGGCAGAGCCTCACGCTCATGAGCTCCCGTCCGCTTTGCAAATTGGTCGGCATAGTCCACCGCGACAACACGCCCGTTTTCATCGCGATGCACATCTACGATCAATAGGACATGATCTCCGGTAGACGTATTCGTGTCTTTCCCATTCCCAAAGCCGCCCCCCTAAAAGTCCTGATCGGCCAAGCGCACGAACCCGCCCTCCGGGTCCCCCTCCCCGGTCGAGGCATGGTGGAAAAACTCCAAGACCACGAAGCTGTTCCGGTCAGACCAAAGGATATCCAGCGGATCATACCCCCCTCCGTACAAAGCCCCCGCCGGGGAGTAGTCACGCAGCACCTCCTGCCGCAACGCAGCAACGGCCTCAGCCCCCTCCCGACGGATCAAAACCTCTCGCACCACCTTGGTTTCGGGATGAAAAATCACCTCTACACGCTGGTCACCACGCATCAAAGTCACCCGAGGCCCCGCATAGGCCGCATAGCGGATAAAATGCAGCTCATCAATTTCTCCCCTTGGCAGCCATTTACTACCATTTCGCGAAATTGACATTCCCCAGTTTTCCACCAGATAGTCGGTAAAGTCCCCCACCTGCCAGCGATAACCTTCCCGTTCGGCAAAGGCCCTCAACTCAGCCTCGCTCCACCCGAGCTGAACCCCAGCCAAAGTGGCTGTTTTGTTCACAGCAATAGGTTCACTCTTCTCCGGCGTCCCCTCTAAACCAGCCACCCGAATCCCTAACGGCCTATCAACCACCTCATCTTGCGCTTTCGTGCCCGGGCTACCGTGCTGCACCACCTGCCCGTGAACTGCGAACACCAAACGTTTCAAAATTTCCGGATCACGCGCATTTTTCTGGGCAGGCGTTGTATAGTCGCAGGTCATCCAAACGCCCCCAGACAGATCCTCAAACTCCCACTGATCCCAAATCGCCCCTGAGCGCTGCCCCGTTCTAAGATCATAAAGGTCCATGTATTGGTTATAGAGCCCCTCCAAATTGGGGCAAAGCACCCATTCCGCAGGCGGGCACCCGTCTGCCCCACGCTCAGCCTCCGGCGGGCAGTCCTTTCGGATAGGATCTAACGCCAAAGCACTTCTATCGGGCAAAAGCGCCGCACCAGAAGAGATCACCACAAAGCATAACAGCCTGCACATATGGCCAAACATGTTCAGTCCTCCCGAAGGATCATCACCGACCCTTAGAAATAGAAAAACACCCAAGTCCCTTCAACTGATCGACCGGCACATTCTCTATAATTCTAATAGGTTGCTCAGGTCGTCCCGAACGATTCACCCACTGCTCAGCATAGTCAACAGACACCACTTTCCCACGTTCGTCTCGATGAACTTTAACAATCAATATTGCATGATTCCCAGACCTTGCATTTCCGTAAAACCCATCTTTATCAAACCCATACGCGAATGCATCCCCTGGATGAATATCCCCCCTAAGCCAATCGGATCCACCTTTTTCCACCCACTTGCAGGCCCAAGATCCGCTCTAAAATGCTTCACTAGCGCGACACATTCTCCCGTCTTCTCATAAGGCGTCCAAGCGTGAAGTTTATGTGTTGCTAACTGTCTAATCTCCCGCTGAAACAGCTCATAATCCCCATTATTTCTTTTCTCATCTGTCAGAGCGGAACTTGTCCCCTCCCTGCTCTTAAGCGCTAGCCTTCTGGCTTCCTCGCTCTCCTCGTCTTGCGGCGGCTCGGTAGCAAAAGGCAGTTCCTCCGCATTGTACCCAAAATCAGCCACCTCGAAAGCGTGCTCTGTGCCTCTCGACCCTGGCGCATCCCGGACATTCCCGTTGCGCTCCCGACCAGACAAAGCCGTATTAATCGCCGTCTCCGTAGGTCCTCCGGGCATAATCAGTCCATCAGGCCGAAGCCCCTGTTCGCTCTGGAATCTGCGCAGGCCGTCCGTCAGCGTGTCCTCGGGCATCCAAAACATCGGCTCTTGCCCTTTTAACTGGCCGCTCGTAATGCCCTGTCTGCTCTAATGCCAGCGCAACTTGCCGCGTATCACTCGGCTCCATTCGAACATTTTTACCAAACGGTTTTTGCAAAGCGATCATGTCGCTGCCCCTTTCCACACAAAAAGACAAGCCCCCAGCATAGGCCCTCAGTACAGGCCCCCTCCCCCGAGGAGGCCTGCCCGTACCCCCTTAACGCCGCACCATCGACGGATACATCGCATTCAAACGATCACTTTGGGTAGACTGACCACCGCCCACCTGCCGATCTTCTGACAGGGTCTTCCCGATCCGATAAAAGGTGCGGATCACATCCGGGTGATTCCCCAGCCCGCTCTGTGTCAGTAACTGGGCCAACTGCGGTGACCCATAGGCCTGCAAAGCCTTACGCGCGATGCCCATATTGGCGTCAAACCCAACCCCACCAAACTCGCGATCCGCGCGCGCATCCTCGGCCCACTGCTGGACAGCGGCCACCTGAGCCTGCCCCTGGGACGTCAGCGTCTGTAGATGCAAATCTAGCAAGCTCTGGGCCGCTTGCTGGCTCAGTCCGTGTTCGGCGGCAACCATCCGAAAGCTGTCCATCGCCTGCGGGTCTGCCTGTGCCCCGTCGGGCAAGGAAAAGTCCTGATAGGCCGCCGCATCACGGATCGCCTCAGCCTGCGGAAGCCCTTGTTCGGCCTGGGTCAAGAGCGTCTGCCCCACCCCCTCGCCCTTCCCGAGACCCTGGCCGCCATCCTGGCCACCATCCTGCCCATCGAACGCCCCAGCCGCCGTCCCATCCGGCCCCAAAGCCATTTCATCCATCATCCTATCTCCGTCAAAAGACCAAAAAGGCACAGCCCCCTGCGCCTCCCAAATACAACAGGGGCCCCAGACCATCTGCCCAGAGCCCCCAGCTTCACCCCTAAGACGACTGCCCGGTGCCCTGCACCTCGACCAACAGCGCCGCCAAGGCCTGCCCGTCCATCTCAGCCAACATCGAGATCAAAATCAGCCCCACATTGCGGTGCCCCTCCCGAAAGGCCATCACCGCCGGGTCACTATCAAAACTCGACGCAAAGGGCGCGGTCTTCTCCAACAGACGCCGCAAGACCCGCCGTCCTTCCGGCAGAGCCACCACCGCCCGCAGGTCATCCCGCGCCTCATCCGCCTTGGTCTTCTTCCGCCGCTGGTTCGGCGCCAAGTCCTCGGCCTGCCCCACCGCAAAAGTGGGCTCAGCGGGGCCTTTCCCCTTTGCCATTACAGACCTCCCCCCAATGCTTGCATAACGTCAGTTAGACCATTTTTGGCCCCGGTATCGGTCTCAGACAGCAGCTTTGCGCCTTGAACCGCCTGCATCATGCCTTGCTGTTGCTGTTGCGCCGCCTGGGCGGCCTGCTGGGCCTGGGCCCGTTCGGCGCGTAACGCCTCAACCTCTTTATCTGACCGGATAATGTGCGGCGGCGCGCCAATGGCCTTCGCCACCTCGTCCACCGCCTGATCGCGATCGAGCTTATCCAGCACCTCTGGGTCAATCCCCGCCAACTGGCCGATAAAGCCCACCACCCGCTCAATCCCGCCAATCGCCACCGCCCGCTGCGCCTGCGCCAGCATCGAAATATACTCGACCTGGATTTCATGACCGCTGAGCGCCTCGGGAACCTCGGGCAAAATCTCGGCCCGCTGGGCAATGGCAAAGGCCCGATCAATCAGCGGGTCTAACAGCTCATGATGCAGCCGCTCCAAAACCGGCCCCAGCATCAGCAACTTTTCTTCCCGCCGTGCATCAATCTCGGTGGCGGTAACACCAGACCGTTCCATCTCGCTAATCATCCGCCACAGGTCGGCATAGAACGCACCACGAATGCGGTTGCGCACATATTCCATATCCTGCTGCAGTTCCATCACCCGTGGTTGCACCTGATAGAGCGGCGAAGCCATCGGCATCGCACCGGCCTGCGGATCATAGAACGTGGTGCCATTGGGCAGCGCATTGACCACGCTTTCGGCCCGCAACGAGGACGGCACATTCAGCGGCGGCGAAACCATTTTCTGAATCGCCTTCGACTTCTCGCGCTCTTGAACCTGCAACTGCTCCACATCGCCCAAGGCATCCATCGCCGGACTGGACCCATAGATATCGTTGCCGGCCAAGTTCCAACGCGGACAAAGCGCCGGAAACTCGTCAAATCCCGTCTCGCGCAAGAACGCGCCAGCGGTTCCCCCCATCTCCATCCAGATCGAGCGGAACCGCTTGCGCGGCCCCGGCAAAGGCCCCGCCTCCCTCTGCCGCAAAGGCCGATAGTCCGGGTTAGGCTCGATCACCTGCAACAGATCAACCCAGCCGTCCAGGGCGTTGTTGTCCCACTGCTGGCGCACGGTGGGCGACACCCGCGACCAGTCGTATTCCCCTGGCGCGGTTTCTACGAACTCCTCAACCACCTGCCCGACGGTCAGGCTCATTTCGCGGTAAAGCGTCTCGACCTTGCCGGTCTTGGACGGCGCAATGCAGTACTGCCCGGCGGTCAAAGTCTCGCAGGTAATCACGCTGTCAAAGTCTTCATAGACCAGCATCACCGCCGTCCCAAAAGCCGACAGCTCCTCATAGACCGAGAACAAAGCGTTATAGACGTTCGACCGGTTAAAGATCTCGCGCAAGAGGCCCTCAACATCGGCCATCCAGCGTTTAACCGCGCCGTCTTCCATCAGCCCCGGCGACCGCGAGGCCAACCGAAACCAGGGCCGCGCCGGAGACGTTACCCCGCTCATCAACCCCGAAGCCAAGGTTCGCAACGACAAGGTGCCGGTGTTGTCGATAATCTTCTTGTTCCGCCGCCCGCCCCTGTTGCGGTCACTCAGTAAGAACCGCCCCCGGCGCGGCAAGATCATATCCGACACTTGCTGATAATGGTTAATCCAGCTTTCACGCTCGCTTTTCAGGCCGCTCAAACGCTGCAAATAGCGTTTTCGACGGCTATTAAAATCCTTCCCCTGCTCTGCCATCGCTTACTGCCCCAACAGGGTTTTTCCCGCCGTAGCTGGGGTGCCACTGGCCCCGCTGCCACTGGTCAAGATGGTTGTTTTGGTTCCTGCCGCCGCATAGCGCTTTTTCGAGGCCGCATAGGCGTTCTGCACGGTACCATCGGCCATCGAGGGCGCTTTGGTTGCCTGCACCGTCGGCGTTGCAATCGTCGGGCTAGAGCCCCCACCCATCAATCCCATTTCACCCTTCTCCATCCAGATACGAGCCCACGGCCCGCCAAAAACGTTCCACCGCGCCCAAACAGAAAACCCGCTGCAAGCCTTTTGCCTGCACCGGGGTTTCCTGAATTAGCGCGCGCTGCCCAAACCGCGCCACTTGTCAAAACTACGACTGGCCGAATAGCCCAGATAGCCCGCCCCAAACAGGTACCAAAGGTCGCCCGGAATCGCCCCCAGCCAGGCCTGAACCCCCGCAGCGACCGCCTGCGCCACCTCGGGCTTAAAGGCCGCCACCACCCCCATCGGCAGAGCCGACAAGATCAGCAGATAGATCACATAAAGAAACGTCGGCCGGGCCCGACTGGTCCAGGGGTCCGGGCTCTGCGCCTCGGCCACGATGGCCGACAGGCTGACCTTCATCGCCTCCAGCTCACCATTCTGTTCCAGCTCGACCAACTTGCGCTTGGCCTCGGCACGTTCCTCATCACTGGTAAACAGCTTGTCCACCAACGAAAAAAGCGGCCCTACAAGGCCGCTCACCGCTTCACTAACAAGGGACATTGCCCTAGCCCTCCCGGATCATTACCGCAATGCGGCTTGCCCGCGCGCCCACTTGCCGCGCCCAGGCACTATTCAGCGCCTGGGCCGCCGCCTCGGCATAATCCCCCGCTTCCAAAGCCGCCAAGCACTTCCGAAACGTCAGCAAACGCCCCAACCCCAGATTAAAGCACATATTGGCCAGCGCCCGTTGCCGTCGGTCGGACAGCGTCCGCCACCAGGGCAAAGCGTGATCCAGCTCATCGCGCACCCGGCCAAGATCGTTTTCCAGCAGATAGCGCGCTTCTTCTTCGGTGATGCCGACATCTTCGATATTGCGGCCCACCCCGATGGTCAGCTTGCCAGCGGTGCAATGATAGGGCTTGGTCCGCATCCCTTCGTCGCGCACCAACTCGTCAATCAGCGTCTTAACGTCCATCACCATCCCCTTTCTTCTCGGCACAGACATCTGAGTGAGAAATACCCGCCCGCTTTGACAGCCATTCCAGGCCGACCTCGATCACCTGCGGCCCC